GCGAAGGAGGTGTTTGGATAATGGCAGGAAACCAGTGGGTATTTGACCTTGAAACAAACATTTTTTCCAATGTTGTAACGATAGCCAAACCAAAACTTCAGAAAAAATACAAAAGCATGAATTTTGACACTGCATTTACAACGGTTGAAAAGAACCTTGATAAAGACCCTGTTTTCCCGACCATTTACATTCACGAGATGCCGGGGCTTGAACGTGGGGCAGATTTAGAGGGCACATCCGTAAATGCGGTGCAGGAAACAATACAGGTTGACGTCATTACAAACACAAAGCAGAGCGATGCAAAAGGGATTATGGCTATTTTAGCTGATGCCTTTAAACAGATGCGATTTCAAATCACAGCAATGCCGGAGTTTAAAAATGACAGTGAGAAAAAATTTAGAAGCGTTGCAAGGTTCCGGCGGATAATCGGAGCCAACGACAGATTGATGTAAAAGAGCCGAAAGGCTCTATTTTTTATGCACCGGGTGCAAAAAGATGCGCCCGATAACCGCATTATTTGGCGGTAGAAAGAGAGGTAAAAATGGCAGAAGCAGGATTGTCTACGTTAGGCATTACGTTTGGCTATGGAACAGAAACCACAGCCGGAACAAAGCCTACATCGTTTAAACAGCTTACAAGAATTAACGCAATCGGCGGTATCAACATTGAGCCGGAACAGATTGACGCATCTGCATTAGAAGATGCTATTACCAGATATGTAAAGGGGCGCGCAGATACCGGTGGCTCTTTCCCTATCACGGTAAACCTTACAGATGCCACAAAGGAAGAGTGGGAAGCACTTATCACAGCGTACAAGGCGCTTGCCGGCGGGAAAAGAATGTGGTTTGAAACTATTATTCCTGGATTTACCGATGCGTTTTTTGTGGTCGCACAGCCACCGGAGCAGATCCCACAGCCGGAAATTGGTCAGAATGAGCTTTTGACGGTTGAAATGAACCTTACCATTGAGGAATACAAGGGCATGGACACCGCTGTAGCTTTTACACCGGGGGAATAACACGTCAGTCGAATAGTTCGGTTGGATCGGCTGACGATAACCAGACAACCGAGCCAGAGCTTGAAGAAACAATTTAAAAGAACAGGGCGGTCTTCGGACTGCCCTTTCCCTATATGAGAGGGAGAAAGGGAAAGAAAATGACAAAATTAAAATTTGGCGAGAAAGAATTACAGATCAAGTTTGGATATGAAGCAACCGTGAAAAGCGGAATTATCAAGAAAGTAGCAAAATTAGACCAGATGGAAGATATTGAAGCGGTTGACGAAATCCTTTTATTTCTTCCAGAGTTAATCCTTGTAGGCGCGCAGAAGTTTCACAAAGAGGAACTTGGATACAATCCGGACAATGAGGGAGAAAAGGAACAGCAGCTTGGAAAAGTATATGCCATGCTGGATGATTACTTTGACGGAGAAGATGCAGATGTTCAGGTACTTTACAATGCACTTTTAGCGGAGCTGCTTGAAAACGGTTTTTTATCAAAACTGCTCAAAGCAGATCAGAAAGAAGCGGAGAAGAAAACTCCGAGGAAAAAGTAGAAGAACAGAGAGAACTTACATGGAAAACATATTGCTCGGAAATCCGCCCATTCTGGCTTTTAGTTACAAAAGGGTATGGATTTACCGTGCATGATATAGACACGTCATGTCCGGCTGATTTACAGCCTTATGCGGATGCTTATAACTTAGATAAAAAGCAAAGAGACAATGAGATGTGGATGTGGTTTGGAACATACGGATTGTCTGCGGTATCGGTGGCAGTAGAACATTGCCTTGCCGGACGAAAAGCAAAATCAAAGTATATTAAAAAACCAATCAATGAGCAACAAGGGAAAGATGATTCAGAAATGACGGAAGAAGAAATAAAGAAACAGAGAGAGCTATTTGTGGCAAAACTTAAAGTCATGCAGTCAAACTATGAGTTGAGCCACCCAAAACCAGAAAAGAACTTGGAGGTATAAATATGAGAATTGGATCTGCAAGACATGATGAAAATGGGAAATTGACCGGTGGGAGACCGGGAGATCAGACCGGAACAGAAGTAAGTATGCAAAACTTTTATGTTCATAAAAAAGGATGGTATGTGTTAAGGCCAAAAACAAAAGATATGGCGGATAAACTGGCAGAATCAATGATTACAGCGTGCAATAATGATAATATTGGCTACTGTCAGGGACACCGGCTTGGAATTGTCAAATATGGTATTAATTCAAAAGTAAAAACAGAAGCAGATTGCGGCACAACGGTACGTGCATGCATTATTCATGCAACTGGAAAAGATGTTGGAAATTTCACCACAGCAAATGAAAAATCTGTACTTCTTTCTAGTGGCATGTTTGATGACATTGGAGGTTATGCGGCAGGAATGGTTCTTTACAACGGAGATGTTATTGTCACAAAAACAAAAGGTCATACAGCGATTGTGACAAGCGGAAACCCTAGAAAAAATGTAAAAGATCATTTAAACCCATACCCGGAACCTGCAAGGATTTTAAAGAAAAAATTCCCTTGCATGAGAGGGGATGATGTGAGATGGCTTCAGACGGAGCTTATTTATCACGGATGCCTGGATGAAAAAGATAAAAAGGGAAACAGTAATGTGGACGGTATTCTTGGAAATGATACGGCGACAGGTATTGGAACATTCCAGAAAAAAGTCGGAATTACAGTAGATAAGAAATGCGGACCGGTTACAAGAGAAAAATTAAAAGAGTAGATCAAGGACGGTAAGGTGTCACAGCCTACCGTCTTTTTATTTTGCATAGAAAGTTGGTGCATATATGGCAGACATTGATGAATTACAAATAAAAATCAAAGCTGACTCTGCAAAAGCAAGTAATTCCATAGAAAGCCTTGTAAACAGCATGAATAGGCTCCGGGAAAGCATATCGTTTGACACTGCAAAACTTTCAAATATTGCAAGCGGAATCAGAAGCATTTCCGATGCGGCTACCGGATTCAAAGGTGGTAAATCTTCGGAAATCACATCAATGGTGCGGGCACTCAATAAATTTTCTGGTGTTGATGCAAATTCTATCCACGGAATATCTTCTGCTGTGAGAGATCTTGCATCTGGAATAGCAAGTGTTAAGGCTGTTGATACAAGCGGACTCATAAGCATGGTGTCTGCGTTGTCAAAAATCGGTGGCAAGGCATCTACACAGGCGACAAAGAATTTACCGGCTCTTTCTGCACAGTTACAAAACTTTGTACGTCAAATGAACAAGATAGGTGCATTGAATTTTGATATGACCAACATGAGTAATCTTGTAACGTCCATATCAAGGCTTGGAAGCGTTGCAAGCGGTCGCGCGGTGACTAATATACCTTTGCTTGCTGACAACCTCAAATACCTGTTTGAGACGCTTTCAAAAGCACCAAATGTATCTTCGAATATCATTCAGATGACGCAGGCACTCGGCAATCTTTCCAACAGGTCTGGTGGCGCAATTTCTGGGTTAAATACCAGCATCAGTAGTCTTTCAGGTTCTTTCCTTGGATTTAAGGCATCCACAGGGAAAGCATTGATCGGACTCAAGTCATTCACAAGACAGATTTTGTCCTCTATGGGGATTTATCTTGGTCTGTACGGAGCGATCAGGGGAATAAAAAATGCAATCGACATATCATCCGCATTAACAGAGGTTCAGAACGTTGTTGATGTTACTTTTGGGGACATGTCAAAGAAAGTCAATGACTTTGCACAGGATTCTATACGTCAGTTCGGTATGTCAGAACTGACACTGAAACAGACGGCAAGCCGATTCCAAGCAATGGGAACAGCCATGGGAATTGACAGCAGTTTAATAAAGAAAGCCAATGAGTTTTTGAACAAACAGACAGATGGCTATATTGGTTTGTCTGATTCCATGGCTGATGTGTCTTTGAATTTAACAAAATTAACTGCTGATATGGCATCTCTGTATAACATAGATCAGGATGTTGTGTCGCAGGATTTAGCTGCAATATTTACCGGACAGACACGTCCATTAAGAGATTACGGTCTTGATCTTACACAGGCAACCCTTAAAGAGTGGGCGATGAAACAGGGATTAGATTCTGATATCGAGTCTATGTCACAGGCTGAAAAGACAATGCTCCGGTATCAGTACGTCCTTGCCAATACGCAGACAGCGCAGGGGGACTTTGCGCGTACTGCTGATTCATGGGCGAACCAGATCAGAATTTTAAAACAGTCGTTTGAACAGCTTGGCAGTGTCATTGGTGGAGCATTAATCAATGCTTTTAAACCATTCGTAAAAGCACTCAATTCCGTTTTACTGGTTGTTATCAGCTTTGTCACAAAGGTTACAAACGCTTTAGGCGCAATATTCGGATGGAAATATGAGGATTCCGGTGCAGGTCTTGCAGATAGTTTTTCAGATGCGGCAGAGAGCGCAGGCGATGTTGCTGACAATACCGGACAGGCGGCAAAGAACATCGACAAGATGAATAAGGGCGTCCGTCAGTTTGATGAATTGAAGCTGATTACCACAAATGATGGTTCTGGCAAAAAAGGTTCGGGCGGTTCCGGCGGCGGTGGCACATCAGGCGGTGCCAGTGGCGGTAAACTTGTCAAGACTGATACCATTTTCAAAAATTACGAAAGTGATATTAAAAATCTGAAACAACTTGGAAAATACATCAGTGATGCCTTATCAAAAGCTATGGAGTCTATCAACTGGGATAAGATTTATTCCAAGGCAAAAAACTTCGGCAAAGGCTTGGCAGATTTCCTCAATGGTCTTATCAATCCGAGATTGTTTGGAAATGTTGGTAAAACGATTGCCGGGGCACTGAATACGGCGATTTATGCAACCCTTTCTTTTGGTCAGACATTTGACTGGTCAAACCTTGGAAAATCACTGGCAGAGGGAATAAATAAATTCTTCAAAACATTTGATTTTAAAGCACTTGCAGAAGATATAAATGTTTGGGTACAGGGAGTTTACAAGACGATTAAGACCATGATAGAAAATATCAAGTGGTCTGATGTTTGGAAAGGCGTAAAAGATTTTCTTTCAAACATTGATATTGAGACAGTTGAAATTCTTCTTGGAGCATTTGCTCTGAAACTTGCAGGCAAACTGTTAACAGGGAAACTTCTCAAGGAGACTATTGGAAAATTAATAGGAGCGAAATTCACAGCCGCTTTTGGTCAAACGGCGGTAAAATCATTGCTCTCTTATGCAATTCCTATTTCACTTGCTGTAGTAGTGGCAACGTTATCTTTTACGGTTGGAAAAGATAGCATAAAAAAAGATGCTAATAATTTAGAAAAAGCGTATGAAAAAGGCGGTTTTCTGCAATATCTTCAGGAAAGTTTTAAACAACTTCTTAATCCGTTTGAATGGATTAATGCATATGGCGGTGGAGTTTTGAGCCATGATACTGTGATGGACAAATTAGGCATTGGAAATGGAATGAATGTTGATGAATTTGTCAAAAATCTGCCTAAAAAGGAAGATTACAAATCATTAGATGATTTCCAAAAAGCATTAAATGAGTTCAATGATAATATGCCTAATAAATTAAATGTACCTGACAGCTTTGATCTAAAGGCGTGGATAGATGAATGGAAGAATATAAACGGATTAGATGATGTAGATTTACGAGCAGATGTCGTCCTTCCAAATTTACAGGAGAAGATTTCCGAGTTCAAAGACAATGTCAAAGAATGGTGGGGATTGAATGTAGAACTACCCGTTCGCAATAAATTAACAACAACTTTAGAGGATGTTTCTTCATGGTGGGAAGATGTAAAAGAATATTGGGGAGAAAAAAAGCTTTCAATACAGACAGAAATAGGAGAAATAAAAGGTAAAATAGAAGAAAAGTGGAATGAAGCTTTAACTTACATTCAGGAGAACATTTTCCCGTGGTTCACAAAGAAAAAGTGGATGGAAGTAGGGAATGGAATAAAAGAGGGATTGTCTGCTAAATGGGATGAGTTTTCCGATTGGTGGCAGAATACCGGAATATATAATTGGTGGGAAAATCATGTGAAGCCATGGTTTACAAAAAAAAGATGGGATGAGCAGGGAGACGGAATGAAAAAAGGTCTTTCTGAAAAATGGGGCGAATTTAGTAACTGGTGGAGTACATCTGGAATTGGTTCTTGGTGGACAAATCATGTAGAACCGTATTTTACAAAAGATAATTGGACATTCAGTGGCATTTCTGACGGATTGAAGCAGGCATTTGATAATGCTGTTGCAGGAATTAAGCAGGTATGGAATAATTTTGCAACGTGGCTTAATTCAAAACTGTCTTTTTCATGGGATTCTGTAAATATTGGTGGAAAAGAAATAATTCAAGCTGGCAATATTAACCTTGGAAAAATCCCAACGTTCGCCGCAGGAGGTTTTCCAAAACAGTACAGCATGTTTATGGCAGGAGAAAACGGCGTACCGGAAATCCTTGGAACAGTTGGAGGAAAGACAGCAGTTGCTGGGGGGCAGGAGATCACAGGTATTCGTGATGCTGTATACAGTACGTCACAGCAGGAAATTGCGTTACTTAAACAGCAAAATCAGTTATTGCAAGGAATCCTCGAAAAAGAATTTGGTGTGACACAAGACCAGATAGGAAGAAGTGCTAGAAAATACGCAAGAGAATATTTTAATAGAACGGGCAGAGAAGCATATAGTTTCTAGTGACAAATACCGCCGCTTGTGGTAGAATCATTTTATTACAAGTGGTGGGAGGAAAAGCTATGAATGAAAAAAGTGAAACAAAATTATGCAAGTACTGTCAGACGGAGATTCCAGCTAAAGCAAAAATTTGCCCTAATTGCAGAAAAAAGCAGGGTGGGGCAACAAAGTGGTTTGTTGCGGTGGTTATAGTTGTAATTCTGTTGATTGCCATATTTGGCGGAAACGGAGAAAACAACGATGCAGTTGCTGATTCTACCGAGCAAAATAAAAAAGTTTCTTCTATTAGTACGGTAGATAACAAGGAAGCGACAAGAGAAGAAGTTTCTGATTCTGATTTTTTGGTAAAAGAGTATCTGTACGAAAACACAATAGGAGACACATTAGATTTTTTGATTGTAACAAATAATTCAAACACGGATGTCGCAATTTCTGGAAACGCTACAGCCAAAGATTTAAGCGGGAATTCAATAGGAGCCGCCGACATGAGCATTGATGTATTGGGGGCAGGAGAAACATCTATTGGTGTTTTCTATTTTGATAGTGTGTCCGGAATTGACAAGGTGGATTATACCTTAGATTATGACGAAAACCCATATTATAAACCGGTTGTAAATGATTTATCCGTTGAACAGACATTTAATGATGAAAACGTGACTGTATCCGTGACCAATAACAGCACAAATCCGGCGCTTTTTGTAAGCGCGTATGCAATATTTTTTGACAGTAGTAATAATGTGGTAAATTACAACAGCACATATATTACAGATTCAGACAGTGAGATTAAACCAGGGAAAACTATTTCAGATCAGCTTGATTGCTATGGGAAATACGATCATGCAGAAGTATATTTTACTGGAAGAGCAGACAAATAGAATAATAAGTCAAAGCGGGTATAAAAGAGGGAGCGCAGTGATGCGCTTCTTTTTTTGAAAAATATTTCAAAAGGGTATTGACAATTATTGCAAGGGCATATATTATAAAAACATAAATATTGCAAGGGCAATAATTGAAAGGAGTGATTGTTATTAGTCCGGCAGGAAGACCACACAAAGAAAACCCAAGGAATGTTAATCTCAACATCAGAATAACAAAAGATGAAGCTAATCGTATTCAAAAATGTGCTGATGAATTGGAATTGACAAGAACTGATACCATTATGAAAGGCATAGGTTTAGTGGAAAAAGAAATTAAAAACAACAAAAAAGAGTAGTCAAACATTACTTGGCGGTAATTGACTACTCTGACACCAATCCGAAAGGAATTGATAAATTTATCATATCAGTTTCTTTCGGAGAAATCAAACATTTTTTGAAAGAAAGGTAGATTATTATGAGAGAACTGTATATTGAAGAAATTACCAAAAATCTGAATTTACTCAGCGAACACTTTTTAAGATGTGTGTGGATTTTTACAAGTAACCTTGCATCTGACAAGAAAGGCGGTGCGAGATGAAAGAGCAGTTAATTACAGAAATCCAGAGCATACAGGACGAAAAATTTTTGCAGTTCATTTTGAACACAATTATTTCATTTAAGCAGAAATGGGGGATTTGCTGATGAACAATATTCAGATTTTTAACAATCCAGAGTTTGGAGATATTAGAACAGTAGTTATTGACAATGAGCCGTGGTTTGTGGGAAAAGACGTAGCGGATATTCTGGGGTACCAAAACGGTAGTAGAGATATTAACCGTCATGTAGACGAAGAGGATAAGCGACTCACCAAAATGGTGAGTCAGGGTCAGAATAGGGATATAACCGTTATCAATGAAAGCGGTCTGTACTCCCTCATTTTTGGCAGCAAACTGGAAAGTGCGAAGAAGTTCAAGAAATGGGTCACATCCGAAGTTCTCCCATCCATTCGTAAGACTGGTACATATATAATGCCTCAGACCACGGATGGGAAGATTGCATTGCTTGCACAGGGGCACACGGAACTGAAAGCAGAGGTTGACGAAATCAAGGCGGATTTGGAAAGCCTTAAGATGGACTTGCCGATACTTCCGGTGGAAGCCGACCGCATTACGGAAGCTGTCAGAAAGAAAGGCGTTTCAATCATGGGCGGCAAACAGTCAAGCGCATACAGCAACCGTGGATTGCGCCAAAAGGTTTACAACAATCTGTATGCCAATCTGAAATACAACTTTGGTGTTCGGTCTTACAAGAGCATCAAGCGTAACCAGTGCGACAAGGCAGTGGAAGTGATAAATGCCTATCAGACGCCGTATTTTTTGCAGGAACAGATTGACGATGCCAATATGCAGCAGAGGTTGGAATTTGATTGACAGATTTTGGCATATGGTATAGAATACAAAATAATTAAAAATCACGCAGGCAAGACCTAAAGAATTTAGGACGTCCTGCAAGCCTATGAGGAATAGGTGCGGATTCGTGACCGCCAGAGATTGAAGAAGTTCAGTCTTTGGCGGTCTTTTTATTTATTTCAAACTGCATAAGAAAAATAAAAAAATGAAATTTAAACCTGCCTGTCAAATGACAGTAGCGAAAGAAAGGTGGAAAAGAGTATGTATGAATTGGTGGAACTCAAAGGAAACGATGTTTTTACAAACAGCAAAGTGATTGCAGATGGAACAAATAACCAACATGAATCTGTTGTTGCTATTATCAGAAAATATGAGAAAGATATTTTAGACTTTGGCAATATTGATTTCTCCGATTTAAAATCGGGGAAAAGGGGGCAGCCTGAAAGAGTTTATTATTTGAATGAGGAACAAGCAACATTTGTTATAACTCTTTTGAGAAATTCAAAAATAGTTGTGAAGTTTAAGAAAGAGTTGGTTCGACAGTTTTATGCAATGCGCAGATTTATTCTTGAAAAGCAATCGAAACTATGGGGCGAAACAAGAATTGCTAATAAAGAAAATCGGCTGAAAGAAACTGATGTGATTAAACTTCTTGTAGACTATGCCAAAGAACAAGGAAGTACGCATTCAGATAAACTGTATGTGACATATACCAAGTTGGCAAAATCAGTAATTGGTGGAAATCGCAACAATATCACAGTTTCAGATCTCAATAATCTAACCCTTGTGGAAAGCATTATTTTGCAGACTATTAGAATTGATATGTCAATGGGTATGCACTACAAGGATATTTATAGGGATTGCAAAAATAGAATAGAACAATTTGCAGATATAACTTACCTGTCCGCTTAGCCCCGAAAATTTGGGGCTATTCCAGTATTTCGTCACGGGAAATTACAATCTTACTAAATATATAGCGTGCGACTCCTGTTAGGGTATGTTCCTAACGCACGTGAATTTAAAGGTTGAGCCTTGCGAAATGTAAGGCTCGGAAATTTAGGAGATAGAAAATATGGCATACACAGCTCTTATGACTAAAGATGAAATTGGATTTGAAAACAATACGAACACGATAACAACACTTGAAATTGCAGAAATGATGGAAACAGAACACTCTAAGTTGCTTCGTAAATTGGAAGGAGACGGAACACGTAAAGGAATTATTCCTATTTTGAGCGAAGCCCATTTGGGTGTGGCGGATTATTTTAAAGAAAGCACGTACCAAGATGCACAAGGAAAGCCAAGAAAATGTTATAATGTAACTCGTTTAGGTTGTGATTTTCTTGCTAATAAGTTTACAGGAGAAAAAGGTATCCTATTCACAGCAAAATATGTAAAGCGTTTTAACGAGATGGAGAGGGGACAGGTTCCGAAAGATTTTCCATCGGCACTTCGGGCATATGCGGATGAAGTAGAGCGCAGGCAGATTGCAGAACAGGAGAATGAAAAGCTGCAGCAGGAACTTGACTATAGCAAAGACTGGTATTCTATTAAGCGTGTTGCAGCAATGAACGGTGTGGACTGGAAAACATTTAATTGGCGAAAACTCAAAGAAAAGAGCATTGAACTTGGATATGGCGTGAAAAAGATTTTTGATGCAAATTATGGAGAGGTAAATACCTACCATAGGGATGTTTGGGAAGCAGCATACCCGGAGTATGAAATTTAGGAGAAATTTTATGAACAAATTAGAGATCAGGATTACGTATGGGAACACGGAAGTAATTCACACACCGGAGAAAATTGTGATTAAATCGCCCAATATCGAAGTAATTACAAAATAGATCAAGAAAAAGAAGTGGCATCTATCAAATTGGTGGTAGGTGCTATTTTGTACAAATTTTACCGACTGTCATTTGAGACAGCCGCAAACCCAAACAGTTAGGTGGTGGAAATATGGCATACAGCGGATGGCTTTTAAAGATTGGAAATTACATAGTGCCAATGTCTTTTATGAAAGCGGAATCATATAGTCCATATGTCAATATGCAGGATTTAGATGATTATACAGACGCCAACGGTTATCTGCATAGAAATGCCGTAGAATTAAAGGCTTTAAAAGTGGAGTTTGAGACACCGGCAATGCTGACAAATAAGACTTTTAATGAGGTGTTAAATAATATCAGAAGCCAGTTCACAAATGCAACAGGGAGAGCCTGCTATATCACAGCGTATATCCCGGAATATGACGATTATGTGACGCAGTATGGCTATATGGCAGATTTTCAGCCTACGATATACGGAACATACAATGGGATAATTCGTTACAATTCAGTTCGGCTTGCTTTCATAGGGGGTGTGTACGGTGGTTAATTATAAATATGGCGACTTGTTCAAAAAAGATACGGTCGATAAGCAGTTATCCATCGTATCTGATGACGGAAAAATCAATATCACAAATACAGAGCTACACCAAGAAAAATTCGAATTGACCGAAAGTTTGTGTTCGGAACAGGAATTGACGTTTGGATCATGCGAAGCCGCCATGATTAAATTCACGGTGTCAAATACATTTTTGCCAATGAAGGGCAGATGGATGACAGTAAGGATGTCTCTTGGTGGACATACAGATGTTCCATTTCAGTTCGGGAGATATAAGGTTGATTCTGATACGCCTACGGCAGACAGGACGTGCCGTGATGTTGTCGCATATGATGCTCTTTATGACATTTTAAATGCAGATGTGGCAGCATGGTATAACACTGTCTTTCCATCCCATAAAGAGCAGCAGAAAGATAAAGATGGAAAAACTACGACTGTTACAGTTTATGATCCGGTCACAATGAAGCAATTCCGGGACAGTTTTTTTAATCACTTCGGGATTGAGCAGGCTGATATTATACTGGTTAATGACGGCATGTCTATTGAAAAAACAGTTGCAGTCACGGCATCCAGCGAGACAAGTTCTGATACAGAGGAATCGAGCACCATAGGCGAATCTATGAGCGGCAAGGAAGTGTTGTCCTGTATTTGTGAGATCAATGGCTGTATGGGGCACATGGGGCGCGACGGGAAGTTTCATTATATATATCTGGAGCAGAATATACAGGGACTTTATCCGAGAAACGATCTTTATCCGGCAGATGATTTGTTTCCAAGAGATCCGAAAAGCAACCGTATCGGGAAGGATTTATATATAACGGCTGAGTATGAAGATTTTCTTGTTAAAACGATCAATAAGTTACAGATCCGGGAGCAGAAGAATGATATCGGCGTGATCGTGGGTACTGGAGACAATGCTTATGTGATCGAGGATAATTTTCTTGTATATGGCAAAGGCACAAAAGAACTGAAAGGCATTGCAAAAAATATCCTTTCCAAGATCAGAGGGATTGTTTACCGCCCGTTTACGGCGGACTGCAAAGGAAATCCGTGTCTGGAAGTCGGGGATGCAGTGCGGTTGCCGACCAGATATGAACTGATTGAGTCCTATATTCTGAAAAGAACCCTGAAAGGTATACAGGCTTTGCGTGATGATTTGGAAGCAGATGGGGAAGAGTACCGGACAAACGGGGCGAACGGAATACAGAAAAGTATTTTAAAGCTCAAAGGCAAGAGCAATGTGTTGGAGCGAACCATTGAAAAGACACAGAGTACGATAACTGATGTTGAGAAGGGATTGCAGTCACAGATCACGCAGACCGCAACCGAAATTCGCACAGAAGTTAAAAATACAACGGATGGTTTATCATCGAGAATCACGCAAAATGCGAGCAGTATTACAGCAGAAGTCAAAAGGGCACAGGGGCAGGAAGTTGAACTTGCAGCAGCTATTAAAATTAATGAGGACAAGATTACAGCGGAAGTTACGAGAGCAAGCGAAGCAGAGGGCGATTTGTCCGGAAAGATAGAGGTGACCGCAACTAAGATACGGTCAGAAGTCAGTGCTTCTTTAACAGTATGGGATACCGAAGATTATGACGTTACACATTGTGGTTTCGGGAATCCACAAAATACATACCCTGCATCTTCGTATTATTCTGGACACAGTTTTTTGGATCAGAAGACTGGAAAGTTTTATGGTTGCGAACCAGATGGTGGAATAAGCAGTGGAAAATACAAATGGACTCTGATAAAGAAATTTAAGCAGCTTTCATCGAGTGCGTCCAGTACGATTACGCAGTCATCAAAGCAGATCAGCTTGAAAGTATCAAAAGACAGCGTCATTTCAGAAATCAACCAGTCAGCCGAGGGTATCAAAATTAAAGCAAAACTGCTTGAATTAAAAGGTTCTATGGAAATGACCGGGGGATATATGCATATTCAAGCGGAAGAGTCTGTAGAAAACCTTATTGAATTTAAACGCAGTGGAACACTTGTACAGATGGGAACGGATGGATTTCGAACAGTGGAAGGGACGCTTGAAAGTCCTGTTCATGAATGTACGGTTCAATATAATCATGTTTCATTGCATAAAGGCGCAAACGATAATGACCACATGATGATCCATTTAGACGGAGATACCGGAGTAGGTGGATTCAGAGGTGGAGTAATTAATGGATCTGACAAAAGAATAAAAAACACAATTTTAGATTTAAGCAAAAAGCAATCATCTGAGTTTATTTATTCTTTAAGAGCAAAATCGTATCGTTATAATTTCGAAAAAGATGGGTTCCATCATGGATTTATTGCACAGGATGTTTTGAAAAAAGCGGAAAAAGGGTGGAATATTTGTCCAAAAACGTTTTCAGACAGCAATGGGAAAAAGTATTACGGACTGAAATATACGGAACTGATTGCTGATCTGGTTGCCACAGTGCAGTTGCAGCATGACGAGATAGAACAGTTAAAGGAAAAGGTGGAAAATCTATGATAAATGCAAAAATTCGGGAATTTGAAAACGACATTATAAATTATGCAAATTTGTGTGAGGATGTCCCAATCGAAGCTAAGTACCTAGTGTTTAAGGATATTCTGCAGCAGATTAAGGAAGAAGCAAACAGACATGTTATAGCCGAACGGGAGCAGATGAAGCTTGCAAAGGAAAGGGAGAGTGAGGACCATGAACAAAGCGCATAGTGCTATTAATTGGGAGAATTACCCGAGTGATGAAACACCGCTTAATGAAAGCAATCTTAACAAAATGGACGCAGCTATTGGCGTTATTGATGATCGTGTAATCACTCTTGATACCACAAAAGCCACGAAAACAGAGGTAGCAACTCTTGTTGCAGACGTGACATTCGAGGAATCGACGGGAATTATCACAATCACGAAAAAGAACGGTTCCAAAGTTATGATCGATACGCAGATGGAGAAGATCGCGATCAACTTCGATTATAACCCGACTACACAGCAGATTATTTTGACTCTGATCGATGGTACGAAGCAGTACATAGACCTGTCGGCACTGATTACACAGTATGAGTTCCTTAATTCTGATACGGTAGCTTTTTATATTGATAAGGATGGAAAAGTGTCTGCCATCGTCAAAGAGGGTAGCATCGAGGAAAAACACTTGGAGCCAAACTATCTTGCAAAAATTAAGGTGGAAGTGGCAAAGGCAGAGTCAAGCCAGCAGGCAGCGGCAAAGTCTGAAATAAACGCCAAAGCAAGTGAGAATGCCGCAAAAGCCAGTGAAACAGCGGCAAAAACATCAGAAACCAATGCCAAAGCGTCAGAGACAGCAGCGGCGAAGTCAGCCACGGCGGCAGCAATATCCGAGACTAACGCAAAAGCCAGTGAGACATCCGCCAGTGAATCATCCGCCACAGCCACGGAGAAAGCATCGTCCGCCAGTCAGTCAGCTGATACAGCAGCCGAAAAAGCAGATATTGCAACTCAAAAGGCTGCGGAGATCATCGGTAAAGCGGAATCTGCAGAAGAAAGTGCAACCAAGGCACAGAGTTATGCTGTTGGTGGTACAGGAAGCAGAGAGGGCGAGGATTCTGACAATGCCAAGTATTACTATCAGCAGGCAAAAGACATATCAGAAGGACTTAAAGGTGGATTGCAGCCACACGGAACAGTTGCATTTGCAGATCTTCCGGCACTTGCGGATGTTAGCACAGGGTGGATGTTCAATATTTCAGACGAATTTACAACCACGGATGATTTTAAAGAGGGAGCCGGGAATACAGTTCCGGCCGGCGCAAACATCTATAAGACGTCAGATGGCAAGTGGGATGTGCTGGCGGGGACACCTGTAACTGGAATCAAAGGAGCGAAAGAAACATCTTACCGACGTGGAAATGTTAACCTTACGCCTGTGGACATTGGAGCAGTAGCGACAGGTGGAGATACAGCGAACAATGTCGTATCATTTACGAGCAGTGATGTGGCAGACGGATCAGCGTCAGCGTGGACGACTGTATCAAAATTATCAAGCGGTGAAAAACACTCTTCAATTTTTGCAAAGGTGTCACAGATGTTCAAGAATGTGCGGTATCTCTATAAAATGCTTGGAACGACAGACATTTCTAAGATTGGGAATGGTACTTGTACCGGGGCGATATCATCGTTAAACAGCAGTTTAGGTAATAGTTTTAAAGGCAAGTACGATGTTCTCGTTTCTTCTCTTAGTAATAATGCTACGTGGACACAGTATCAAATAGCCGATGTAACAAAATATAAATTTCTCCAACTTCAAGTTAGAGATGAGAATTATTCTGAAATAGCAAGTAATATTATTGCGTATGATTTTTTTAAAGATTGCAATACGTATCAAAGAACATTTGGTGTTTGGGCAAACGCCTGGCAAAACACTGAATATTGCGTTCTATGCTGTTATGTAGACAATACGCATGCCGCATTATATGTTGGTACCAGACTTACACAGGCTGTGTTAAGCGGATTGTACTAATCTATAGTATTTTCCCGAACGCTTGCCAAATAACGGAAAATGTAAGTTCTTCTGCATAATTGTTTTTAATAGTAAACATAATGCCATAGTTATTGTATTCGACATCATATATAGACATTTCGAATCCGAATTGCTTTGGTGTTAAAGAGCATATTGGTGTGTCTATATATTGCTTATTAAATTTTATGGTTACCTTAAGAGAATCATAGGGTTTTATCGCCACCATATAAACACCGTCTTGCTTTTGATATTTCCCTAAACTGCTGTTTTACGAATAAAGCGGACAACTTGGCACAAAAGAAAACTTGTGTAGAAATATAATAAAATCAAGAGCCTAATAGCCGATTACATGACCATGTGTTGTGTAGCCGGCTCTTTTAAATAATAAGTCTTCGGGCAGAAAGGAAAATTATGCACTTAAAATTCATCACAGATAACTGGCAGATGCATAATTTTCAACCAGTAATTAATTTTTTAACAGAATTTAAACTAATCAATCGACATTCTTTGACAATAAGAAATTTACCTGTCGAAACTTGCGACCGAAAGAAATTGAATGTTTGTGGGAAAATTTGTAAAATAAAATTGTCCGATAAGGGCACTTCAAGTTCTGGCTGAGGGGCGGGATAAGGCGTTTTCTTGTCCCTCAACTACAAACGAGTTTGTAATTTGTAGCAATTTGTCAAATGGGGTTGACGATATCGAACATAAGTTCTATAATTTATGTATCGCTATCGAAAGTGCGGAATGATTGGAGGAAATCAATATGGGGGAAAATGATTGTAATGAAGCCAAAGCGTTTTACAAACAAAAAATAACTGAAATGGTCGCGAATTGTAACAATGAAGAGTGGTTAAAACTCATTTATATATATGTCAAAAGATTATTAGAATAGAAGAAAAGCCAAGGGTTTGCGCATTGCCCTTGGCTTTTCTTTATTCTTCTTGGCTTTGATTTGCGATTGAATCAATGAATTTCTCCAATGCATTCCATCCGGTATCATCCAGTTTGGATAATGCCGTGATTAAACGTTTTTTAAAATCTGAATCTTCACATTTTAAAACATCAATAAGCATCTCGTTTATTTGTTCATTTTTGGTTTTCGGAATAAACATTTCTCCGTTGCCTGTCCGCAACCATTTTTCATTGACATCATACAGGGAACATAAGACTTTAATAGACTGGTCGGATAAGTTGCGCTGTCCGTTCTCTATCAAAGAAATATAATTTCTCGTTAATCCAAGATCTTTCCCAAATTCATCTTGGCTCTTTCCCAAGCGTTCCCGTAATGCTTTAATACGGTCTTTCAAGTTTATCACCTCTTTTCCACAAATAAAATATACCATGAACTGCTAACAATGTCAACAAAAAGGTATTGACAATGCTAACAATGTATGATAATGTATGCTTACAAGGTCAACATACACAAGTAACAAAGTATGATGACAAATAAATTATGAAAGGAAGTGAATACATGAGCGAACAGGAAAAGAAAGTTGTAGAAAAGTTGAAAGACGCGATTCCCAAAATGAACGATTTTCAGAAAGGATATGTTCTGGGAATGGTCGAGGGTTCAGCAAGCAAGGCAACCAGTGAAGAAACTGGGAACTCAAAAACGAAAGAATAAGAAGAACTGAATATTGAGATAGTTGAGAAATTTGTCGGAATTTGCAGATTAAATGTGTTTGTAACACAGGAAATCAGTTGATACAATTAATATGCGGCGGCGGCAGGAAATGAGTTACATTATTGCTTTATTTTCCGCATCATCTTTAGTATTTTATTTAATCTCTTTTGTACTTTTTTAATTCCTTTGTATAGGTCGATTGTCATGGATGTTATGGTTAGAATTATGAAGAAGTCGTAACCGGTAACACGCCATGCCAATAATGAGATAAGTATACTAACGATTTTCATGATAACAGTTCCTTTCATGATGGCCGCCGCCGTACATTAATTGTATCAACAAAGCAGAATAGAGACAACCAGTATTTTCCAACTATCAAGCGGTAGTTGGATTTTTTATTGCAAAAAATCCGGAAAGGAGCCAAATGAACGAAGTAGAAACAGGCAAAATGCAGACACCAATCGAAATTGCACTTGGCATTGACGAAAACGGAATGACAACAGCTAAAAAGCTGTATGAGTTCTTGGAAATGGACAGCCGCAACTATTCCAGATGGTGCAAAAGCAATATCACCGAAAACGAATTTGCCGAGGAAAACGTTGATTATTGGGCATTCGTCATTAATGAAGAATGGGGTGGGCAAGCTACAACAGATTACAAACTCACAGCCCATTTTGCAAAGAAACTTTCCATGAAAGGAAACGGAGCGAAAGCAGAAGAGGCACGAGATTATTTCACGACCTTGGAAGAGCGTGTGAAACAAAAGGTAATCGACCTCAATCAGTTATCACCAGAGTTGCAGATGTTCCAGAAGATTTTCAATTCTGTAGCAGAACAGCAGTTAGAACAGAAACGGCAGGCAGAGCAGTTAAACCATGTGGAACAAAGAGTTGAGAGCATCCGAGAAGTGGTTGCACTCGATACAACATCATGGCGTGATGATACTGGAAATATTTTAAGAAAAATCAGCATGGAACTTGGTGGCGGACAGGCATACAGCCAAGTAAGAGCCGAAAGCTACGAACTGTTATCAAAGCGGATGGGTGTGAATCTGAAGCAGCGGCTGACTAACAAGCGCAGGAGAATGGCTGACGAGGGTATCTGTAAATCAACCAGAGACAAATTATCCTACGTGGATATTATCGCAGAGGACAAGAAGCTGATCGAGGGATATACAGCCATCGTAAAAGAAATGGCAATCAGATACGGAGTTGGAAAGGATTAACAGGAGGTATTCATGGATAGACAAATGAACATTGCTTTAAGAAAGACATTAGATCAGATCGGCGTAAAACATAGCCTTAAGGGTTACGGTTACATAATAAGTGCGGTTGAGAAATGTCTTGAAAACAGAAGTAAACTCATCAGCATTATTAAAGGACTCTATACTGAAATCGTAGAAGAAAACAGCGATACAGTCTGGAGAGTAGAAAGATCAATCCGGCACGCGATAGAAGTTACTTGGACAAATGGCAATACAAATGCGATCAACAAAATTTTTGGCTATACGGTTTCAGTGGAAAAAGGAAAACCGACAAATTCAGAGTTTATCGCATTAATAACAGATTTTGTTTCCTTGTATGGTGATGAGATTGCCAATGGTTCCTATAAGTGGTAGGAGTGATGTGCCTATGAAGAAGTTTGCAAAGGTAATTGAAATGATCGGCACTGTTGTTTTCCTGTTTTGCATCTGCATTGATGCAACGGAGTATCCGGTCACTGCTATACCTGTATTGATTGGATTACTTCTTATTTATATAGGAACAAAAATAGATGGGGAGTGGCAGGAGTATACAGAAGAGATTGTAGATTACGATTACAGAAGTGAGTCTGATGACGATGACGGTATTACCTATATCACATTTGACACTGATTACAGCAAAGAAAAGGAATCATCCGAACCGACCAAAGCTGAATGATTCCAGTTCAAGCAATAGCATAAGCTATTTGCGCCTATTTTAGCACAAGAAAAGGAGAAATTCAAATATGAGAGCAGAAAACAATAAAGTGGAACTTACAGGAACGATTATCACAGAGCCGGAATTTAACCATGAGGTGTTTGGAGAGGGATTTTATAATATGCACCTCAAAGTGGATAGATTAAGTGGGACGGCTGATATTATCCCATTAATTATTTCAGAGAGATTAATCAATCTGAATGATAAATACACGGGCACTGCCGTTAATGTTTCCGGTGTGTATAGTTCTTATAACAAACATGAGGAAAAGAGAAATCGTCTGTTATTATATGTATTTGTCTGTGAAATCGAAAAAGCGAATCCGGGAGAGCATGCAGATTTGAACAATATCCAGCTTAACGGATATGTATGCAAAGAACCGACTTACAGAAAAACACCACTTGGAAGAGAAATTGCAGATTTATTAATCGCAGTCAATCGTTCCTACGGAAAATCAGATTATATCCCATGTGTTGTTTGGGGTAGAAATGCAAGATTTGTTGGTCAGTTGGAAGTAGGAACTCATATTGAGATCAATGGACGTATTCAGAGTCGTGGGTATATTAAGAAATATGAAGATGGAACAGAAGAACAGAGAACAGCATATGAGGTTTCTGTAAGCAAAATAGATGTATTGGAGGGAAAATAATATGGCAGAGAATATGATTACAATTCCGGCAGAGGAATATGCAGATTTGATTGCAAGCAGGGAAAAGTTACATACAGCCTGCAGACTGATAGCAAATGAGCACAGAAAAGATGTTGAGCTGCTTGGTTCAAAGTCAACATCAATCAATTCAGAGTTAATTGAAACTGCACTTGGATATGTTGAAGATAAAACACTTCTTGATGCGGCATTTCAGAAATATAGAGAGAAAAAGGAGCGTGAAACAGAATGAGAATGATTTTAAAGTCGTTACATCTTGAAAATTTCAAAGGTGTAAAGGATAAGACATACGAATTCGGAAAGACAACAAGGGTTTCCGGCATGAACCGGAGAGGAAAGACCACAATCGGGGCGGCGTGGTACTGGCTGATGTCTGATAAGAACTATGAACTTGTAAGTAACCCAAACATTAGACCGGACAATATAGAAGATTGCATTCCAACCGTTACTGCAGATGTTGATGTGGACGGAAAAGAGATTACTCTTTCCAAGATGCAGAAACGCGAAGTCGGAAAGCCGGATGCAAATGGAGTTTCAAAAGTTACGATCACAAATACATATGAGATTAATTCTGTGCCTAAGACAGAACGTGATTTTAAGGCATATCTGGAAGAATTAGGGTTTGATTTTGGCAAATTTCTCATTTGTTCACACCCGAATGTATTTACAAAAGACTTGTCGTTGAAGAAAAAGCAGGACGAAATGAGAAAATCATTATTCGCTATGGCAAGCGAAAAAACAGATTTAGAGATTGCGCAAATGAATAAAGAAACTGCGGATGTTGCCAAATTGCTTGAATCCTACAAATTTGAAGAGATTGAAGCCATGAACAATGCTTCCAAGAAGAAAGCAGTTGAACAGTTAGATGCGATTCCTAATCAGATTATCGGTCTGGAGAAAGCAAAGGTTGATATTGATGTGGCGGAGCAGGAGTTGGCAAAGGCTGATCTGGCAAGAAAGATTGCGGAGATAGACGGTAAGATTGCAAATACCGGAAGTACCATTGGAGATTTGAGAAGCAGAGAAATGCAGTTGCAGTTCGATATGTCCGGCATCATGCAGACTATGAACAGAGAGTTGTTCAACCAGAGAACTGATATTGATGCTGCCATGTGCGGTTGCATCAATGAGTTAGACCATTTCAAGGCGACTATTTCTTTGAAAGAGAAACAGATTGCCGATAACGAAAAGGCTATTTCTGATGCCGATGCTGAACGTAAGGACTTAGGCGTAAAATACAATGCCGAGAAAGCCAAGGCATTTGATGAAACACCATATCAGTTCGATGAATCTAAGTGGGTATTTGACGATTCTACGACTGTTTGCTCTTTGTGCGGACAGAAACTGCCGGATGATAAAATCGAGCTGATTAAGGCAGATTTTGAAGCAAGAAGGGAAAAAGCAAAGGAAGATTTATTTAGAAAACTTGCTGATGCGAAAAGGAATTTTATTGAACAGACAAATTCAAATATGGAAAATATCAAATCCAAAGGTTTTGAACAGAAACGCATCATCGAGGATTTGACCAAAAAGAATGCAGAGTTGCAGCAGTCTATTGAATCCTTGGAGAAACAGGAGCAGGAAACACTTGCGAAGAAAGAAGAACTTTCCAAGCAGTTATTAGAACTTCCGGAAGAAGCTGATTATTCGCAGAATGAGGAATATGTGAAGCTGAAAACCGAACATGACGAGATTCTTGCCAAAATCGAAAAGTTGGAATCAGAGGGCGCAGACAGTGTCGTTGGTGAACTGAAAGCCGAGAAATCAGATTTGCAGTCACAGCTTGATGAAGTGAATAAGATTATCGCACAGGCTGAAAATAATATCCGCATTGATGAGCAGATTGCAGATATGCAACAGAAACAACGCGAATATGGACAAGCAAAGGCAGATGCCGAGAGGATTCTTTATCAGCTCAAAGAAGTTTCAAAACGAAAGAATAAGCTGCTTGTTGAAGAAATCAATCAGCATTTCGGTATTGTACGTTGGAAGTTGTTCGATTTCCAGAAGAACGGAGAATATAAGGAAGTTTGTATTCCTACGGTACTTGATGAAGAAACCGGCATTTATAAGGTATTCGGAGATACGACAAACACTGGCAGAGAAATTGAAGCAAAGTTGGATATTTGCAACAGTTTTCAGAAGTTCTTTGATATGTATGTCCCAATCTTCCTTGACGGTGCAGAAAGTATCAATGACGAATATGTGCCGGTCGTTGATACGCAGTTAATTCTTTTGAGTGTTTCAGAGGACAAGCAGTTGAAAGTGGAGGGTGTTTAAATGGGAGAAGTTATCAAATCTTACAAAGGATTTAACAAAAATATGACTTGTCGTGGCTTTCAGTACGAAGAGGGAAAAGAGTATGAGGAAGAAAGCGTAGAAGTTTGCGATCATGGATTTCACGCTTGCGAGTATCCGCTTGATTGCTTGAATTATTATTATCCAAATGAAAGCGTATACCACGAGGTAGAGCAGAGCGGAGAAATCCAGAAACATAATGATGATACTAAGGTAGCATCTACAAAAATTAAGATCGGAGCAGAAATTAGCATTGCGGGTCTTGTTAAAGCTGCAATCGAATATACAGTAAAACGTGTAAAAAAGGACGCTGAAAGCGATGAAAAGCATGGAGCATCCTCGGCAACCGGAGACTATGGAGCATCCTCGGCAACCGGCACCTGTGGAGCATCCTCGGCAACCGGAGACAAGGGAGCATCCTCGGCAACCGGAGACTATGGAGCATCCTCGGCAACCGGCACCTGTGGAGCATCCTCGGCAACCGGCACCTGTGGAGCATCCTCGGCAACAGGATACAAGGGAGCATCCTCGGCAACCGGAGACTATGGAGCATCCTCGGCAACCGGATACTATGGAGCATCCTCGGCAACAGGATACAAGGGAGCATCCTCGGCAACCGGATACAAGGGAGCATCCTCGGCAACCGGCACCTGTGGAGCATCCTCGGCAACCGGATACTGTGGAGCATCCTCGGCAGAAGACAAGGATGCAGTAGCTGTTGCTTGGGGCTACAAATCAAAAGCCCAGGGCGTTCTTGGGTCATTTCTTGTTTTTGCAGACTGGGAATACACTGGCTCAGAAGATAAACCGGAATATGACAGAGATAACCAGAGTGCATGGGTTCTTAACGGTGCAAAGATGGTGCAGGTTGATGGGGAAAATATCAAGCCGGATACTTGGTATACGATTGAAAATGGAGAGATTGCGGAGGTATCAGAATGAATTACATAAAAGCAAAATATCCAAACCAGAGCCGGTCATATATATTTGCTACATCAGACGATGTAAAAGCCGGTGACACGGTTGTAAATGCCAAAGGCGCAAAGCTGACAGTTACGGATGAAATCGTGGATATGAAGTGGGTAGAGACTTACGGTGCTGATAAGGTGGCGGTTGTGAAGAAGTATGAAGAGCCGGTAGATGCCGGAGAAAGCGAGGACAAGTAATTATGGCAGAAGTAAAGAAGCAGGAAGTAGCGGCACAGGGAAAACAGGAAATGAATACACAGCTTTCCTATTATGCGAACCAGTACACAGGACTTATGGAGCGTGACTTTGCGGAACATGGACTTGTGTTTGATGATTATTCCAAGCAGTGTGCTATGGCATCTATGAGTGCAATTTACAATCTTGTTACATCCAACAAAGCCGCTATGAGCAACTTAAATGGTTCTAATTTGAGACAGGTTATTGGACAGGTATCAAGCCTTCAACTTAATGCCAATGCAGTGCCGAGGGAGTGCTACTTCCAGTTGAGAAGCAAACAGGATGCCAGCGGGAATTGGTATAAGGAAGTCGAAATGGGAATCGAGGGAGACGGCAACGATGCACTTCTTCGTAACTTTGGTGTTGATGTTAAAAAGGTATATCCAGTATGGCTTGTGAAAGAAGGGGATGAATTTACATATCCGAAGCACAGAGGTGTTGAAGTTACACCGCCGGAGTGGGAAGAAAAAGGATTATCACAGAAAGTAATCCGTGTTGTTTATCCTGTTGAAATGAATGATGGAAAAATCGAGTACATGATCGCAGAGCGTGAAAGCGTAAAAGGAAATCTTTTCGCTCATGTTCGAAATAATCTTCTGAATGAGACTTTTGGACTTGTAAAAGGTGGCAAAAAGACACGTTATGATGCAACGGAGGCAGAAAAGAAAGCTATCGCAGAAAAGAAAAATGAAATTCTGAAAGCACTTTTAGACTGTAAGACTATTGAAGATATGCTTGCATGTGAAGTTGCGAAACCATACATGAGTGCCGCATGGCTTGATACATCGGAATCCATGATTGTCCGAAAGATGCGTAATAATGCAATCAAAAAGCATCCAAAAGACCTTAATGCTATTGCAAAACAGTCTCTTATGCAGATGGATGAAACTTATCAGCAGACGCAGGAAGAAATTGCGGAAAATGCCAATTCAGAGCCATTTGTTGTAGCTGAATCCGAAGCTATTGAGACCGGGAGCGAAGTAGTTGAATCAGAGCCGGAGAAAGTAGCCGGAGAAGTCGTTGAGAATGGCGAGAACGTACCGGACTTTATGAAAGATTAGGAGGTTGCCATGAGAGTTATATCACAGGACGGCACATTGGATTTTCCGTACGAAAATAGCATTGTTTTTATTGATACAAGGGCGAAAGAAGCAACATTTGTCCGGATGCAGGCAATCGGAGACAATGAGACTTCAATAACAGCTAAATATTCCACGAAAGAAAAGGCAAAGAAAGCCATGGAAATGCTTAGAGAAGAATATCAAAAATATGCAAGCCAGAATTACATGAAAGTATTTCAGTTCCCGGCAGAGGAAGAATTGGAGCAGCCTATGATTCACGTTTCATTTGACTTAGTGGATGAGTTTATTCCAAGAGTTCCAAAACATCGGTGCGAGGGCGAAAACAACACGATTAAACGGATATGCGTAGCACCAAGCATAATTGAAGCCTTGAACGCAATACCGCAAGCCGGGTTAGTGGTACGGAATATGAAATCGCTTGGCTTGCCGGTAATCATCCATTGCTACTATCTGAAAGCTGACAAGGTCATGAGTAATGATGAAGTTCAGAAATATGTGCCGGATGCGGAATTTACTAGGGAAATGTGGATATTGGAAAAACCAAAAGCTGTGAACCGTATTGATTACGAGATTACGGACTGCATTGTCAAACAGGGCGTAGATGTTTTTGGTAACGAACAGTTTGAGGTACGGCTTCCAGAGATTGAGCGAATCAAACATCAATCCAATATTGATAATTTTTTCAAGGTTTTTTGTCATAATCCGAATGAAAGAAAAATGAGAGGAATATTTGAAAAGCAAAGTTACAGAAAAGTTCTAGCGACTTTTGATGATGAGATTATCGAGAAAGCGAAGGGAGTGATTGAAAATAAAGCTTAAAGTCCTAGGTTCCGGTTCATCCGGCAACTGCTACATCCTGGAGAATGACGAAGAAGCCTTGATAATTGAAGCTGGGTTGCCTTTTACGGAAGTCAAGAAAGCACTGGATTTCAATGTGATGAAAATTAAGGCTGTGATTACTACCCATTTCCATATTGACCATAGTCTTTATAGCTTACAATATGTGCAAGCTGGCATTCCTGTTTTTGAACCATGCAGACCGCCGATAAAATATTCTGAAATGCGTTTTAGAAAAGGAAATTTTGACATAAGAGCATTTGAAAATCGTGATAAATCTGGAAGATGGCTACATAACAACGGAGACGGTTCAGAGTGCCCGTGCGTTGGGTTTTACATTACGCATCCAGAGATGGGAAGCCTTGTGTATGCAACAGACACGGAATACGTCAGATGGAGATTTAATGGTGTTAATCACATCATGGTGGAAGCCAACTATGATATGCAGTTTGTGAACCGAGAAGAGCCAAATTACGAACACAGATTAAGAGGTCATATGAGCTTACCAACGGCACTTGACTTTATTTCTACTAACGATAATCCGGCATTGCGAAATGTCGTTCTAATTCACTTATCAGATAAATCAGCAGATTCGGCATTATTCAAACAAAAGACAGAAGAAACAGTTAAATATGGAGCAAATGTTTATATTGCAGAAAAAGGATTAGAGGTTGATATGAACCTTTGTCCGTTCTGAAAGGAGACGGCATGAAAGTATATGAATTGATTCAGCAGTTGTCAAAGTTTAATGCAGATACAGAAGTAGAATTCCATGTTAAGGCAAAATTTGATGCCGATGTAGAAGCTGAATTTGACAGAGACGATGAGGACGATACGCAAGAAGTAACGGTAACAGTGGAATTTAATGATGATGTTGATTTCTGTGACATTGATAACAATGAAGGAAGCATCTGTCCGAATGTCACTATCAATCTTGAATACTAAAAATAGGTTGTAACACCTTGGCATTTGCCTAAAAGAAACCAATTTATGCGGTATCTGGTCTTTGGCAAGGAATTTAATATATCACAAAAAACTAAATTGAAAGCCATGAGATACCTTTGGCGGTTGCTGAAAGTGACCGCCAGAAAGGAGAATACGTGTTAATAATTGAGGATAAAGGACAGAAAGAGGGCTTGCATATCCTTAAGAATAGATATTTCAAAAGCCACGATATGGAAGTCTTGCGTGCACCATTGCCGGTTGGAGATTACATAATTGCCACAGACAAGGTAGCGGATGTTATCCATAGAAAATCAGCTAGAAAAATGGAACTTAAAAAGATGGATTTTCTTGGCACATATGATGTTTCGGTTGACACGAAAAAGGACATGCAGGAAATTGTAGGGAATATCTGTGGAAAAGCACATCCGAGATTCCGTGACGAGTGTATTTTGGCGCAGAACAACGGAATTAAGCTATATGTGCTTATTGAAAATACAGACAAGGTGTATTCCGTCAATGATGTATTTACATGGCATAATCCTCGAGTGGACCGGTATAACAATATTGCATATATGCACACACTTGGAAAATTGCTGAATGTATCGCTACCGAAAACAAAGCCGACATCTGGCAAGGTATTGGCAAAAGCTATGTTGACAATGCAACTTAAGTATGGCGTTGAGTTCGTATTTTGTCGCCCGGAAGATGCTGGGGCAAAGGTTATTGAATTGCTTGGAGGTAGTGAAAATGGCGGAGAATAAGCGGTATTACTGGCTTAAACTGATGGATGATTTCTTTGATAGCAAACGAATCAAAAAACTCCGAAAGATGGCTGGTGGCGATACATATACGATCATCTATCTTAAGATGCAGTTGTTGTCGTTGAAAAAAGGTGGCTATCTGGAATATTCCGGATTGGAAGATGAATTTTACAAAGAGATCGCCCTTGATATTGACGAGGACGAAATCAATGTTCAAGTAACGATTCAGTATCTTCTTTCCTGCGGATTGCTTGAAACATCAGATTCCATTGAGTACAAGTTGCCTTTTGTGCAAGATAACTTAGGAAGCGAGACGGCAAGCACTCGTAGAAGTCGTAAATCTAGGGAAAATGCACAAAAAGCGTTGCAATGCAACAGTGGAGCAACTGAGTGCAACATTTTGCAACAAAATTGCAATGTAGAGATAGATATAGATACAGATATAGAGAAAGATATAGATACAGATATAGAGATAGAGAAAGAAAATACAAAAGAAAGCGTGCCTGCATCTGATTTGGACTTTGACGCGGAATGGGGATGGGAATACACGATCAATGCATATCCAAAGAAAACGTCGTTAACGTCTGCCAAGGTAGCATGGATGGACAAGCTTTTAGAAGTTATCGAACCGAACAGAAAAGCCGTTGCAAAGCTGATATATGAGGCTACAGTGGCATATGTTACTGACTATATAGAGAAGAATCCGGATGATACAAATTATCGTTATATTCCGAAATATGGTGATTGGCTGAAAGAGGATTGCGATTACTGGATTCGCCAAGTAGAGAAACGAAAGCGAGGTGAGAGCAGTTGACAGAAGCAGAAATTGGAGTGATCGGATGTGTATTGATTGACAATGATTCCATGTACAAGATTTACAACAAATTGAAGCCGGAAATGTTCAGCTCTGAATTTTGTCAAGATGCTTTTGCTGAAATGCTTGCCATGTATGATCGTGGAGAAAACATTAATGTCGTTTCACTGTCTCAGACACTTGAAAACCACAAATGGGAGCCGGAAATAATTGCAAGCGAATTGAAAGAATGCATATCTGTTACCCCAGTCTCAACGGCAATAAAAAGCTATGCGGATGCAGTCATTAAGGATTGGCGGGCAAGGGAAACAAAAAGCCTTTTCCAGAGAGTGAGCCTTAGACCATGTGATATTGATAATTCGATCGCGGAAGTTCTTACAAGGCTTGAAGAAATCCAAGTTAATCAGTTGAAGAAATCTAAGTTGATGAAGCAAATCGTATCAGAGAACAAAGATAAATACTTCAATGATGATGTTGGAGAGGACAGGGTAAAGACAGGATTTTACCATCTTGACGATTGCCTTGGCGGTCTTGAAGGCGGAGACATTACAGTTGTTGCCGCGAGACCGGGAGTTGGTAAGTCTGCTATTGTGGCACAAATAATCGAGAATATGGCAAGAAAAGGCTATAACACTTGTTACTACAACATGGAGATGAACAACAGTCAGATTTATGAAAGGTTTGTTTCAAGAATGTCAAAGATTGGTCTGACAAGAGTTCGCAGGGCAAAGGCTTTTCTTGGTGGAGAGAAAGAAGCATTTGACAAGGCAAATGATGAGCTTGAAAAATATCCGATCACAATTGACGATCAGACAAATGTTATTGAGGAAATAAGAACGCAATGCAGGCATCAAAGATATGACGTGATCGTAGTTGACTATCTGCAATTGGTACGGTGTAACCGGGAGTTCAATAACCGTGCATCCGAAGTCGGGGAAGTTTCGAAGCAATTCAAAGCACTTGCGAGAGAGCTTCACGTTCCGATCATCCTATTGTCACAGCTTAACCGAGTATCGGAAATGAATGCAACGAAAGAGCCTACAATGTCCGAATTAAGAGAATCCGGAGATATTGAGCAGGATGCTTCCAATATTATTCTTATGTGGAATTTGGATGAAGACAGAAAATTTAAAGGCTTGAAAGTTGAAAAGAATCGACAGGGTACACCGCTTAGAGAAGTTGTTCAGTTTGAGGGTGATCGTATGGAATTTATGGAACGAACCGAAACCATTGAACAGATTCAAGCACGGATGCGACAGAAAGACGGTTTCCGAGAAGTATGTGGCAGCACACCATTTGATTAAAAGGTGAATGATTATGGCAAGTAAGAAATTTGAGAAAGGTTCAGAAGAATGGCAATTTTTTAATGACTATTATAAATTCCGGCAGCAGTTTTATGAAGCTGATAACGAAGATGAGTGGTTCCAAGGAATGATGGAAGCAGGGGAAATGCTAATTAAAAAATATGCACGGACAAATATATCAAAATATGTTCAAAGTCTTGTATTTAGCCATTTTGAGGATGTAGAGAGGAGATGGAAGAACAAATGAGTAATGCACTGGCAAGAAAGAAAAAGCGAATGCAGCCACTTGGATATTCCAAGAGTGAACTGATCGGAATACAGAGACACGCCAAGGCACAAAGCAATGCGGATTATCTGATAGAGGAATCCTATTATAACGTCCGTATGATGGCATATCAGGCACTGCATGATAAGTTCGGATTCGGACACAAAAGAATCATAAAGGTTGAGCAGACCATTGATGCATATGTGGAAAATGCAAAGGATGGAACGACAGGCGAGGAACTTGGTTTTTATCTGAAAGATAAATGCAAGATTGACGTGCGAAAGGAAACAAATAAGATTCCGTATCGTGAGAGCTTTTATCTGGTAGAGAGAAAGATCGCACCGAACTGCATGATACAGGCAAATAAGTTTTTACTGGCACAGGTATTTAATTATTTTGCTATGTTGGGTGTCTGCCTTAAAACACAGTTTAAATTTTCGGGAAATCAGATCAGACAGGTTTATGAGAGAATCAGATATTTGATTAACTGACTTGCTACTGGATATGAAACTATGACGGGGATCGCAAGTGTTTTGGAATGGGAATGTAAGTACATTGACAAGCGTTTTATCGGAAAGACGTATGAAATATAGGAGGAATGGTTGATGGACAAGTTAGTTGTGGAACTGCAGGATGGATATTTTGTGGAGATTGATTCTCTGAATCACACCCTGAGACAGAGATATGCCGGACAGGATAAGGACGGCAATGAAAAAGAAAGCGTTCGAACAATCGGATATTTTGGAGACATGAAACAGTGCATTAAGGCTTTGTTAGAGCGTTATCCGAGGGAGTTATCTGAAAAAGCACAGATTTCCTTTGATGAATATTTAGAACTGTTGGATAAGGCTTATATGAGGTCAGAACAGCTTGTGAACAGAATCGGAAAGAGGCAGGGGGAGATATAAATGTGGAAAGAAGGTAAGAAACGCCGTGCAATTATCGGAAAAATGAATAATAACTTGTCAATGCCGACAAAGCACCCGGACCAGGATGCGTTGAAAAGATTCAGAGAAGTACCGTATCAGTTGCGGCATGGGAAGGAGAAGAAAGATGCTGAATAGAGAAAAATACGCGGAAGAGATTTTAGATATTGCATGTGATGGAGGCAATATTGCGTTAATTAATGGAAAACTGGAAAAATGCATGGGAGTCTGTGATAAATGCGATTTTTGCGATAATGACATTAGAAATGCTGGTCGTTGCAGAGAAAAAGCAAAAGAATGGGCGAACAGCCAGTATGTTGATTGGAGCGAGGTTCCAGTCGATACACCGATTTTGGTCAGAGATTCTGAACTTTTTGCGTGGAGCAAAGAACATTTTGCAAAATATGAAGATGAAACGGTTTATACATGGGATTACGGAAAAACGTCATGGAGCACATACGACGGTAAAATGAGTAGCTATAAATATGCTATGTTACCAGAAAGTGAGGATCAGAATGAAAATAAGCAGAATTAAAAACCGGATATCTGAGGCAGCAACAGAAGCCTGCGGATATTCGCCGCTGACGAAAGTGATTTCAGAGGAAGAGGTAAACAGGATTCTGGCAGAGGAAGAAAAGACTGGTGGGTGGATTCCGGTAACAGAGAGACTGCCGGAGGATGATAAATATATCATGATTTCATTTGAAAATTCTACATTGCCGGACATTGGCAGATATGAAGCTGATAAGGACGGAAACGGTGCATTTTATCCGGGGGACGATGAGAAAAGTTATGTGGAATACGATTTGTTCGTGAATGCTTGGATGCCACTGCCGGAGCCGTACAGGGAAAGCGAGGAAAGTCATGATTGAGTGTATAAGAACTGCGGCACGGGATAGCAAAACGGAACGCATTAAAGTTTCCTGCTTAGATATTATCGTAACAATGATAGGAAAAAAGCCATATTACGAAATCAAGTACAAGGAAATCGGAGAGGACTATTATCATGTTGGCTACAGTTCCTATAAGCTTGAAAATGTTTTAGCTTGGAAGGATGAGTGCTTTGAGATTGTGAAAGAATGCAGACCGCAGACCAATGCAGACCGAATCAGAAGCATGACGGATGAGGAGTTGGCGGAATTATTATATTCACTTCAAACCGAAGACTTAGACGGTATGTTTTGCAAAACCGAAGATAAGTGTGAAGAGATGATGGACAGTGGAGATGAGATACCGAAAAGTATGTGCAAGCAGTGCTTGGTTAAGTGGCTTAAGTCAGAAAGTGAGGAATAGCATGGAGAGATTAACAGAACGGACAGCGGATGGAATCTTAGTAAAAGAGAATTACGAGAAAGAATCCTTAAAAACCTTGTATTCGTGCTATGGCGAAAATCCTAATTCATATTATTCCAACTGTGAAGAAGGTTATTGCGCAATGGAGAAGTTAGCGGATTACGAGGACTTAGATGAACAGGGCAGAATGATTATTTTCCCATGCAACAAAGGAGACAAGCTTTACGAGTTTTATCGTGAATGTGTAGAGGACAGATTAGGAGCCGGGGAGACACCGGAAGACATCATTAATGTGAGAAAAGTGTATGGTTTTGAATATGAGGATGATGTGTTGTATATCCGAGCTTCTTATCATTCAAACCATTCAGAACTCTGGGGCGGACATGGTGAAGATACGCCAGAGTTTCCGGTAAGTGAGATAGGTAAAACTGTTTTTCTTACATACGAGGAAGCCGAAGCCAAGTTGAAAGAAATGGAGGGGGAAAGCGATGAGATTGATTGATGCAGACAATTTGCAGTTCAATGGGCGAAATTACAATAAAAGTCAGATGAACGCAATTCTTGATTTTGTGGATGCACAGCCGACCGTCTACGACCCGGACAAGGTTGTGGAGCAGTTAGAAGAATTGAGAAAAGCAGAGCAGAACAGACCGGACAGCTCCGGTTTGCGTAAACCTTAAATTTTTCGGAGGTGTTGCCATGATACAGACAGCAGAAGATAAAGCGAAAGAGTACTGCCAGTGCATCCGCAGAGAAATAGAACACTGGAAAGTTATCAATCAGAACGGGTGTAATGATCCGTTCTGGTCGGATGGCTGCAATATGAATCTGGTGCGAAATCACATTATTTATTATCAGTCAAAGATCCGCGAGGCCTGCACAGAAAATCAGTTGCCATTACCGGAGGAATGTTATTTATCCATACCGCCGGAAGTGGACAATAATTATATGGCAAATTTCAAGCAGAAACCACGGGTTGAGAGATTGCGTCAGTTAGGGAGGATCATGACTGGACGCATTTATCAGTACGACGAGAACCAGATGAGTTTATTTTAGAATCAGATAACAAAACCAAGCAATCATCATACCACTTTCCACAGTAGTATATGCGGTGGGGGATGGTACGGAAAATAAAAATATAGGAGAGTGAAGAATATGAGAATTGATGAGTTAAATTTATCGACAAGAACATATAACACGTTGTTAAGAGCAGGAATTGACACGGTTGAAAAGATTAGAGGAATGACTGATGAAGAGCTGAAAAGTGTAAAAAATCTGTCTGAAAAATGCTATAAGGAAGTCAAACAGGCTGTATACTGCACAGACTGCAAGAGAAGTATTTACGGAGAGTACAAGGATTGCGATGTTAATATCGAAAACCACGGGAAGTATGTTCTTGCAGGCAATAAATGTGGATGTAAGGTGGTTTAAACTGACTTTTAACCGAGAAAGAGAGGGATGGTCATCTCATGAAAAATATAATAATGGATTTCGGTCTCTATTATGAAATTGCCAAAAAGAAAATCAAATTAAAACTATGGTCAGCCGAGTACTCAAAAGGATATTTATATTTTTTCCTGAACAATGTCGCAGATGTGACGGAAGAACAGTATAACGAGTACTCAAAGATGATCGATGAACTTTGAGAAAGAGAGGAAAAACAATGAATGAAATGAAAATCAGAATATCATTATACTTTGAAATTGAGGATTCAGAAATGTTTGGCGGAGAGGGTTCCGTTGGATATGCAGAGAAGAATACATGTTTTACAGTCACAGAAGAAAAGCCAAGGATTTTTAAAGAAAGTGCATACGACTATGTGAAAAGAGTCATTGCAAACATGGCGAAAAGTTTAGGCGTGAGTGAGAAATGTATCAGGACTATCAACAAAGAGGAATATGAGGAAAATACGGGCACTGAGGAAGAAGAACTTTAACAAGGAAAAGGAGAAAAATAGATGGATTGGAACTATGACATGGACAGTTGCCCATTAGATACAAAGGTTTGCCTGCTGTCGGCAGATGATAGTTTACTTTTGCCACAGCATGAATTTGTTGGAACGATTACACACAACGGACGGTTTGTGACAAGGGGTAAGTGCTTTAGTGGAGATCCAGAGTATTTTTATAGAAGTAAAATTGTTGCGTGGAAGAAATATAATGCAGAAAGAGAGGAATAATTGCATGAAGTATACGGTAGAGCTGACAGAAAACGGAATTAATGAAACATTGGAATTGAATGGAATAACTTACAGAAAAGAATGGACAAGGTTGGAAAATGGTTTACTTCAGTGCTCACAGAAAGATTTCTCGGAGCAGATGAGAGAGAATGGACATGATGGAGACCTTATAGAGAGAGTAGCAGAAGTATTTGACAGCTTTTTGGCAGGAGACGTAGATGATATCAGGGATTGTTATGATTAAGGAGAACGTGTAATTATGCTCAATAGCAAGGTATATACAAAAAAGTGCGTGATCTGCGGAAAAGAATACAAATCAATATCAGTCAGAGCACTTACCTGTGGGAAGCAGTGCCGGAATGAGTACCACAGAAGAAAATATAGAGAAAAGAGAAGTATTAAAACGTGCAATAACAATAGCATCAGTGAAGTTTTGGAAAAGGCACGTGAAGCCGGAATGAGTTATGGAAAATATGTGGCAATGATGGACGGCACACCGAAGATCTGGCAGGGAGAAGAATAAAATATTGGAGGATAGTGGCTTATGAAGTTTTCAAAACTGACTAAGCCAGAGCTTGAAACAATTATTGAAAACGCCAATTTCACGGAGCAGGAAGAAGAAATATTTTATCTTCTTGCCCGTGGACTTATTTCAAAAGAAATAGCCATGAGACTATGCGTATCAACAAGAACAGTGGAAAGAAGAATTTTTGATATTAAACAGAAAGTAAAAAAGTTAGAAGGTGAGTTAAACGGGAAATCTTTCAAATAGTGAGTTGTTGAATATTGCCATCGAAAATGGTATTATCAACATAGACACCATTCAGAAAAAAATTGAAATGAACGAAAGGAAAAAATTTATTGAAAAACACACTTACAGCATTTGGCAAGGAAAAGATGGAAAGTTTTACACATATTTGCCAGATGAAGATAATAAGAGAGGAAAGAGACTTGTAAAGAGAACATCTGAAAAAGCAATTGAAGATGAAATAGTAAAGTTCTATAAAGCTAAGGAGGATGAACCTACAGTTATTCAGGTATATTCTAATTGGATTTCTGAAAAACTTGAATATGGTGAAATAACAAGACAGACAAAGGACAAGTACGAGACAAATTTTAAAAGATTTTTTGAAAATAAGTATTTACCGATTGCAAATAGAAAAATCCGGTACATTGATGAAGAAATATTGGAATCATTCATAAAAACAGCTATTTCAAAACTGGAACTTACGCAAAAAGCTTATTCTGATATGCGGATATTGATTAACGGAATTTTCAAATATGCAAAGAAAAAACATTATACCAGCCTGAGCATAACCAGTTTTATGGGCGATTTGGAAATTTCGGAAAAGTCATTTAAAAAGAACCATAAGTCAGACTGCGAATTGGTATTTTCTAAGGATGAGGAACTTTTAATTGAACGATTTGTAATGGAAGATGAGCCTACATTGATAGAACTTGGCATTATTTTGGCATTTAAAACAGGATTGAGAGTTGGGGAAATATCTACCCTCTCATGGTCTGATGTCGGAGAAAATAAGATACATATATCAAAGACAGAAATAAGATATAGAGATGATAATGGCAAATATGTATTTGATGTTCAAAATTTTCCTAAAAGTGATGCCGGGTTTAGAGATGTTATAATTACCGCAGATACCAAAGAACTTATGAGAAAAATAAAAATGCTCAATCCATTTGGGCAATATATTTTTATGAAAAACGGTAAACGAATAAAAGGTCAGGCATTTACAAGGCGGCTATATGTGATATGTGATAGAATAGGAATTGGTGAACGTTCAATTCACAAGGCAAGAAAGACATATGCAACAAAGTTGATAGATGGAAATGTTCCAGAATCGGTAATAAAAACACAAATGGGGCATACAGATATCAGAACAACTCTCGATCATTACTATTTTAATAACAAGACAGAGAGTGAAATGCAGGAATATATTGCAAAAGCATTATCAATGTAAAAGGTAACACGAGGTAACACCTTTGGAGATAAAGAAATTCAGTATTTATGCGGGTTTGAGAGAATTGATACCGAGTTCGAATCTCCCTTCCGCTACTT